TGTTTTGTTCCTTTCCTTTTTTGCTTCGTTCACTAATTGCTTTATTTATTCCACCGCCAGCCATGAAACCACCGATACAGAGCATGAATACTCCAAGAGCATCAAGATCTGTTTTCAGATAGCCGTTGGTGCATACATCCCATATAAGGCAAAATCCGACACACATCCCGATAAACGCACCTACCAGAATTGATAGTACAAGCGCAAAGGATTTGCTACTATCAAGCGTATTAGCCCTTATCAGACTTTTTAGATACTCCGCTATCCTTATTCTCTGCATTGCTCTTCTTGTTTTCAGTTATATCATCATCTTCATAGAAAGCATCATAATCTCCAGAGGCAAGTTTTTTCAATCGGCAATAAGTCCTTTTAGGTAGCCTACCCTTAAAGCACTCATCATCAGGTCTGACACATTCATTGTGTCGTGCCTCTCTTAGCGCAAGTTCCAACTCCGCATTTCTCTTGATCAGATCCAGCCTCTCATTTTCAAGTGAGTGTACTTGCCTGTATAGCTCATCCACTTTCTCGTTCAGAGATGAAATTTCCCTTTTTGCATCATCTACCTCTTTCCTTACCCTATGGTAATCCTCAATGATAGACTTATATTCCGCCTTAAAAGCATCTGCCGCTGTAACACGGTTTATATTTTTCCTGTTAAGGAGATACTTTAAGAACTCCAATCCGCCAAGTGCTGTTACTACGGAGGCAAAGGCAAGTAAAATTTCTTTCCAGTCATTCATTACCTTTTTCTTCTATACTTGTTACGTTTGTAATACTCGAAGTTATCCTTATCCTCTTGCGTGATCTTTGACTTCGGAGAAAAGAACTTGAATCCAGTGTTATTTCCAAAGCGCACTACCTTAATGATAGCACGGAATGGGAATGTTCGGTTTGGATTGCAAACCACATCTTTCAGCCTCTTGCTATCGGTGAAAAATGCGGATCTTCCTGCACCCTCACCAAAAGCAACAAGCGTTCTCGTTCCGTTCTCTGTCTGCACATCAGACTTTACGCCAGTGAATACGATCACTTCATTAATTAGGGCATCCACGCTGGAGTATTCGCAATCAAACAGATCACTATCTCCAGCGTTGGAATCCAGCTCATCTTCAAAATCTTCAATCATATTACAAGTCGGTTGGAATGTTGTATGTTTCAGCATCGGCATCAATCATGGAACGGATAGCCAGACGATCTTTCAAGAAATCCTCATAAGGCTTCTTGTAGTCCTCATCAAGCAAACCAAGCACTGCGGATTGATACTCATTTATCAGCTTGCTTTCCGTCTTTGCCGGATATTTTGCAGTGAGCAAAGTGCTGAAAATGTTATCCGCTGTTTTGGGGTATTCCACCCTCACGCTGTCATACTGGAACATCTTTCCAGTGGCATTTTCGTCATCGTCCGTGGTGATAGTAATACCACCCTCTTGTTCCTTGATTACCGATACTTCCTTGATATTATGGTTATACAGGAATGTACCTTGCCCGTTGTACAGGTCATAGATAACTTCCGGCTTTTCGTCAGCCAGCAAACCGATAGCTAATGTTGTTGTTTCCATTGTTCAAACATTTATTAAATATGAATTTACTGTGTTCCTCCGAGCATCTGATTACCCAGCCGTATTCAGACGGAAAGAGGTGCTTTACATCGTTAATGTCTTTGATCTCGTATCTCTTCTTCACCTTGTTAAGTTTCTTATAGAATCTCATAAGTATGCCCTTTCGGAGCAAGATACCGTAATGATTCTGTTTGAAACCCACATAGTCAATACAACGATCATCGACCGGGAAGATCTGCCAGTTCGGTTTTATCTCCAGTTTCAGTTCCGTTGCCAAGTAAAGCCCCATCATGTCAAGTATGAAATGCAGTGCTTCCTTGTTGGAGCAAAGAACTACTATATCATCCATGTATCGGTAATAGTATATCTTCACTCCGTATTTTGCCATAACCATTTTTGCCAAATCTTCTTTCACCCAGTGATCGAAGTAAGCGAGGTATAGGTTGGCAAGGTACTGACTTGTATAATTGCCTATTGGCAAACCGATTGTTTTACCGTTGCTATCTATAATGCTATCCAACAGCCAAAGCATCTGATCATCCGCAATGGTATAGCGGATTATTCTTTTCATTGATGCGTGATCCACATTGTCGAAATACTTTCTTACATCTATCTTCAAGCAATACTTAGTGCCTTTCTTATCCATCATCATATCACGGTGAAGATCTTCCATGCACTTATGTACCCCTCTGCCTTTAATGCAAGCATAGGTATTTGATGTGAATATGTGCGTCCAATGTTGCCCAAGCACATTGATAACGCAATGGTGGACTATCCTGTCTGGAAAGAAAGGAGCGATCATAATCACCCTCTCTTTTGGCTCATATATAGTCTTTGTCTTGTATTCACCCGGCTTGTATGTCATGTGCCTAAGTTGCTCATACAAGAGTGTAAGACGCTCTATAATGTTATCATTGAATTTGCGTATCTCTGTGCGATCGCCCTTTCCTTTCTGTGCATTATATTGCGCCCTAACGAGGTTTTCAGATTCGTATATAAGGTGATAGATATTCTTTAGCTTCTTACTTTGTGAAGCATATAGCTTTCCAGTATCGCCAATATAATATCCGCAATCCTCCATATCACGATAATCATTGAACATCGTATCGCTACTATAGCATAAGCCGTATTCTGTTTTTATCAAGCCCATTGTGCCGTTGGTCTAAATCGGAGCGTTCAATTACTTACTAACACCGTTTTAATTCGTACTTTTTTACCAGCTACCAGCAGTGCCGATAGCCCCTGTGTGGTAAGGTCATGGTGATCACAGTTATATCTTATAAAGTTGAAACCACGGTAAAAGCGGAAACCAATGTTCGCATTCGAGTTCGAGGAACGATTATTCGCATTCAGATAACCGAAGCCCGCATTCGCCCCATTATTCGCATTACCACCGAACAGAGCACCACCTATCACCATCAACCTTTCTATTTTCATGTCAATTCACGTTCACAAAAAAGCCCCCGTGTACCGCCGCTTTGCAGTCCGTCAAAAACGGCACAAGCGGAAACCAATGTGCGCATTCGAGTACGAGGAACGACTATACGCATGCAGATAACCGAAGCCCGCAGTCGCCCCATTAAGCGCATTACCACCGAACAGAGCACCATACCAGCCCGGAGAAGCCCAATTATCATCATCTACACAAGTGTAGAAGTAATCACATCCTCCGGCATTTGAAGCACCACCGACTGTTTCCGGGAAAGCATATCCTTTGCTTGAATGTGCGAATTGAAGAATGTAGCCATCCGTGCGTGGAAGTTCTGTGATAGCCTCATATCCATCTGGAACGGTAGCAGCACTATCAGAGTGTGAAGTGAACTTTGTCGGATCTTCACATACATACGCAATAGAAACATCCGACTTGTGCCAGATAAGCACATCATCTGCCAAATGCCACAAGTATTCAAACGGGCACTCCAATCCACGGTAAGAAGTTACCTGTACCGTCTTGTCGCCACCAGTCCATCCCTTGATTACATAAGCGACCCTGCCAGTGTTGTTACCAAGAGTTGCAGTAACACCGCACGGGATAAAAGGCTTATAACCTCCCCACGTGTTCCACTCTGTACCATTCACAGCCGTACCGTTGCTAAGTCCTCCTTGATGATAGCCTTCCGATGTTAAGGCTTCATTGTAGGCATCCTGACAATGCAAAGAAGCATACTCCAGTCTTTGCAACCATGCAATTTCATTGTACACACGGTAAACGCCCAAATGAGTACCGTTCTTGCAAGCGGCACGGGCTGTAGCCTTTGAAATGGAAGTGCGAGCCATGCCAAGCTGTGAGTTGTATGTACCATCTTTGGCAGCATCACCAGCACCAGAACCACCCCTGTAGTTGGCAGCGTTGGAAGTGAGCTTTACGAATCCGCTTGCATCACGGGCGATATTGTCACCATCCCAAGTGAGGAAACAGCCGGAAACGGCTTCATTCGTATCAATCTTGATAGTAGCAAACCACGGAGATACCGTTTTGCGCTCCATCTTGACAAAGCCAGGCAAAGGATATTCAGAGTAGGCACGAATCCACTTTGTACCCTCAATCTCCAGCCTGAAATAATACTCCGGCTTCTCCAGCATCACATTACCGTCCGTGCTGTCAATCACAGCGGCAGCACCGCTGTCTTTCTTACGGCTGTCATTCGGATGCAAGTAGTATTTTACCGATCCGTCCGGATTCTCAACGAAGCGTTTCAGTTTCGCCTGAATCGGAAGCGTCTTGTGCAAGTCCAGATTACCAACTCTTTTGAGCTTGTAATCACGGCTTGTAAAATCTCCCTCTATTCCGTACCACATATCATACGGATATTGCGGTTTCGTGTTACCGCTACCTAACAAAAGTCCCATATCAGTTGTTTCTAATGATTTCACCTGCACCCCAATAAATCTCATACTTCTGCAAGTCTATAGCGTTTGGGGCAATCTCCACTATAGCCGCTGGTGTCCAGTCGCCAACTGGTACTGGTATGTTGCCAAACGAAGTATCGCAGATCAGCTTGCAATTCAGAAGCGTATCAGTAGCCATTTCCGTTGCGCTCTTGCTACGCACATAGACCGAAAACGGCTTGCCGCCAAGATTGAATCCCTTGCTAAGATCCGACACTTGACCTTTAGCCAACACTCTAAGGCTGTACATATCATTATCCATAATTCACCGAGTTAATTTATAACTGCAAATATACTATTTATGTGTTTGTCAAACACACTTTGAAGCGAAAAAATAAGCTCTCAAACCATTATACACCTCCTTTCCATATAAGATAGACTATCACGGCTTGCGCAATCTGCCCTATCAAGCCGCCTAACAATGTGGCAATAAGATCCAGCCAATCCCATTTTCCACAATAAGAACGATCCTTAAATTCCATTCCAGCCGCCAGACCTGCTACAAAAAGGATAGTCAGCAATAAAGCACATGGTATGGCATACACCAAATGTTTTGTCCTGTTGCTTTCTTTCAGCCAGTTCATAAGCTATTAAGTTTAACTTGTTTTGCTTCAAGTTCGTTTATCTGATCTCTTATCGCTTGCCTCTTGCTGTTCAACGACACTATATCATAAGGCATTTCCTCACCAACCAAAGAAAACTCATAGCATTTTATTACCTTGTAATCATCATCTCTTAGTTGTTTCTTTAGTCCGTCTATTACCGTTTTCAAGTATGCGTTATCTGGAACTTTCTCATACTTGTATGATATTCTATCTCCAGCATCATAAGGAATTATTTGAATGGTATAATATGGATCTCCAGAATCCATCTTCTCATCATCAACAAGCTCAACAGGCTTCCACTTATCGCCCATTTCTGCAAGCTGTTCCGCAATAGTAACCGTTTTGGATTTCAAATTGCCGTCCTCATCCTTATACGTGATTTCGTGAGGCTCTAATATCTTTGAAACCAAATATCCATCTTCATTTATGTAACCGTACTCTTCCATATTTCATTATTCTTGTATTAAATCTGGTAATTGATTGATTAGCCATGCCGAGGTTTTTACCCCATTAATATATCCAACAGTAAATATAGCTATAGCCATTCTTCCACAAAGAACTTTATGATAATTGTTTGGTGTGTTGTCATCATACAATTTCTGACCGCTTCTTGCCCGTATAGTCATAGAGCCAGTCCACCATTGTTTGAAAAATATGATCCTGCCTATTACACCATCATTAGGTAAATAAACACTTTTATCACTACTTGAATATCCTATAACGAGCGATGTAGTTTCAGATAAGTAGGTTGTTCCATCATTATCATCAATAATTTTAGTGCTAAGGAAAAGACCTGCCGCCATTAGTTTTTGAAAATATCCACCGTATTCTGGTGCATTACCACTATTAGAGGCATAACCATATATACCAGCGAGCATATTTTCATTATCCCATACATTTGAGCTGACATTTCCATATCCAATACCAACTATAGCTGCCTTTCTTGTTATTCCTGTAGATAGTGCAACTGCTTGTGTTTCTGCATTGTTGCAAAATATTCCAGTAGGAGACATATAGGCTACACGTGATGTGTTGCTTTTACTTCTTGCTTCAACAGTTCCGTTATTTGCATCAATCGTGATCTTAGATCCTTGCGTTGTTGCCTCTGAATAGTCTCCACCAGATCTACTTGATTCAATCAGTATGCGAGCCATTGAAGCATCCAAAGTAATCTTGTTGCCTGATCCGAGTGTTGATACAATCTTTCCCCCTTGTATAAACCAGTCGCCAATACTTGCTCCCTCTGCGAGTAAAAGGTTTGTAGCTATGCTTTCAAATTGCGCTCCAAATGGATTCCACTTGCTTGTATTTGTTGGCACTACATTTGAGAATGTATCAGCATCTATACGGGCAATATAGTATTGGTTGTTGTATTTTACTGCATCCAATCTGTTTTTATTCCCATAATAGGTTTTTGAACTGCTGTAATCACCACGGTAAACCATTACCGGGCTATCTCCCTTGTCGCCTTTATCTCCTTTATCACCAGTTTCTCCCTTTCCACCTGTCACACAGATAGGCGAAGTAGTGGTAGAAGTGCCGTTGGTGTAAGTGATAACGGATCTCGTCCAGATATACCAGCCGTCTTTCCAAGTCGGTCTGGTGGTACTCCATGAGCCGCCAGATTGCGAAGTAGGGCTGCTTGATAGGTAGTATTGCTCCACAATGGATTTCACGCCCACGCCATTAGAACCCGGTGATCCAGTTGCACCCTTGCCGCCTGTGATACAAACAGCCTTAGTGTACTCCGTTGATCCATCTGTAAGCACGGTTTTTGTCCTTGACCAGATATATTTGCCATCTTCCCACGTTGGAGCGGTGGTTTGCCAGCCGCTTGTAGGTGCTGTTTTATTAGAAGTGCTTTTAGCATACTCCACATCAACGGAAGTAACGCCTACACCGTCCTTGCCGTCTTTTCCATCGTAAGGATTGATACGGAAAGGGGTACACCAGTTCTGTACCAGTTTGTCGCTTGCTCCGCTCTTATCCTTGCCTATGTCGGTAGCCGATAATGCACCATCATAAAGCCTTATGTTGTCATAGAACACGGAAGAGCCAAACATATTATCATCGTACATGGAAAAGCCTACCACCTCTTCATTTATGCTGCCTGTCTGCACCAGAGATCCATTAATGAATATAGATACCGTTCTGTCATTGAAACGCAAGGCAACATGAAACCAAGTGTTCTTTGACACGGTTAGGCTCTTCTCCACATAGTCCCTGCCATTGTAGCCGTTCAGCATCCACCGTATGAGCGTCTGATCCGTTTTCATCCAGAAACAGAGCGTGAAACTTTGACCAAACGGAAGATCCCAATTAATCTGACACTCCGCATTGTCGCTAAGATCAACGGCATATCGGCTACCGTCTTGCACAACGGAAGCACCATTCTTCAACGCTCCAGACACACCATGCCCGGTAATATCCATAAGCGTAGTTTCCCCTTGCTGTACGGGAATATCAAACACTTTCTTATCCGATAGCCCGGACTTCTTAGCCATCGTACACCAAAGATATTCCAGCGTTCCAACGGTCGGCATTGTCGTACTCCACCCAGCCGGATTTTCAGCATCAGCATCCAGAGCCGGAGGTGAAACGGTAGATCCGTTTTTGGCATACCTGTATTCATAGTATTCTCCAGTGGTTGCATCGCTACCAGCCGCACCACTTTCACCCTTGATCAAACTCCAAGTGTAATCAGTGGGGTTGTCGCTGTCTTTCTGTATGAAGTCCACATATTGCCCAATGTATGCGCCCGGCTCTTCACCGTTGTTTGCAGTGAACGACAAGCCCCCGTTATCGCTGTACTTGATATGCAGATAGGAAGTCTTTCCATCCTCACCATTTATGCCCGGCAATCCATCCTCACCATTGAAGCCCTTGAATCTTGCCCATGTGTATTTTTTCGGATCGTTGCTATCAGCTTGCGTATAGTCCACATAAGTACCTATGTAGTCAGACGGAGTTTCGGTCATTTGTGAGGCACTGGTTGGATTTTGCACGGAAGAGTATTTGATATGGAAATAGCTTGTCTTGCCATCTGCACCCGGAACGCCCGGCATACCATCATCACCCTTAAACTTGCTCCAAACATAATCTTTTGGGTTTGTGCTTTCTGTAGCCGTTTCCTTATTGGTGGCAATACCTATGTACTTCGTTGAATCTTTCGGTTGCTGGTACATCGGGTTTCCATCGGCATTGTCAGAGTAGGCAATCCAAGTATAGAGTGTTTTTCCATCCTCGCCCGGCTCTCCCGGCACACCGTCCTTACCCATAATGTCAGACCACTTGTAATCCTTTGGATCGTTGCTTTCAGTCGGAGTTTCCTTGTTGTATGCAAAACCTATGAAGCCTTTTCCTGTAGGATTATCAGAAATGCCAGTACCGTTTACATCATCAGCATAACGAATCCATGTGTAGTAACTCTTTCCGGGTAGCCCATCTTCACCGGGTAAACCATCATCGCCTTTCTGTCCTTGCTGCCCTTTTGCTACTACTTTCCAATAAGTCGTATTGGTTGGTGTAATCCCCTTTGCCGGAGTAGGATAAATGTACCTGTATGTGCAAGTTTCCGCACCATTGCTATAGCTAACCTCATCGCCTGTATAGTACACATATTTCTCGTTGTAATCTCCACGATACACACCGATAAACGACACATCGCCAGAATCGCTTAATAGGCGTACATTATGCAAGGTAAGTTGTTTTAATGCCGTCACATTCCAGTCAATAGAGCTTGTTGCATCACCGATTCTGAATTTGTTTCCGTCCAAATCCAAATAACACTCACCGTCACTGGTAACAATCGCTCCAGTGGTGATAGTCTTTCCGTTGATTCTGGTAAATCCATAAGTGGTTACGAAGTCACGGAAATTATCATCAGGATATAATGAGCTTATGATACCTATCTGGAAATAGTAGTTGTTTGGATCTTCTGTAGGCTCAAACTTGTATGGTGTCTGCGTAACGACAAACACGCCATTCGATCCAGTCTTGCTACATTTGGCAAACACATAGTAACCGCCCTGTTCGGATAGCGTAACGCTCAATTCGCTCAAATTCCATTGCTTAATGGTGGTTTCATCTATTGTCAAGTGTGCCAATATGCCGGAAGAAGCATCAAACCTGTTGGCATTACCGTTTACATTGGCTTGCATCACCACACCGATCAGAACAAACTGCTGGCTCTTCGATCCAACGGTAAGCATATTGGTGTCAATAGAATTAGGTCGTATGTTTTCTGGATCAAAATACCCGTCTGTGTCATACACCATATTCCTTAGCTCTTCTGTTGTACGCCATCCCCTGCGTGCCTTGCTCAAATCTTTCAGTCGGTTTGCTTCTATGATCTTGTTATGCTCAATCACATCTATAACCGTCTGTTGGCTTATGGATATGGTGGTAGTGTCGGATAGGGTAAGGCTGTAATCGTGATCCACAAGTAAGTTACGGCTTATCTTCTGGATTCTTATGCTCTTCTCCACACCGAAACGCACATCTTTTACTGGCACATAGTCCCCAACCTTAAAGACGCTGGTTTCGCTATCATCCGGCAAGTTTTCCAGAAAATAGGAGCGATCAAAGGTCAAAGCGTACTGCACTCTGGACTGTGTGCGTGGCTTGAAATCATCATACCCGGCATACCACAAATCTTCTTCCGCATTATCCTCATAGGACTTTGGCAGATTTATGTCTGTGATCTTGTAGGTATTTCCAACCTCAATGCGGAAAGCCTCATTGTCGGTTGTCGGTATTGTCAGCCCTCGTTTGTCTGTAAAAGGTATGATCGTGAACTTCTTTTGCGAATGGTCATATCCACCCTCTTTCTTCAACTCAAACTGTTGCCCGGCAAGCCTGCCTGTTATGAATGTGATTTTTGCCGTTACGCCATTGATAAGGTACTTTGTCCCTTGATCGTCCTTTTCGTTAAGGTCGAAATCCATTGTATCATCAACGAATGAGTTTATATCATCCTCAACAATGGCAGTAACCTTTCCTGTACGCTTCGGGAAAATATCATCGTATTGCTCGCTATCCTCTTCGCTGCCTATCTCATGCGCCAGTTCCGCATCCTCAATATATCGCTTGGTATCATCATCAATACCTATCATTTCGCTGTTTGCCGGGATAACAGTACCGTCTGCCAACGTATGCTCATTCTTATTCATACGCTTAGGGAAAGGCAGTTGCAAGCGTTCTGAATAGTCCCTGTAATCACTCCGTATGTTGGTAGTTCCACCCTCAACCCAAAGACGGGTAATAATGGCTTTATCATCCACCTTTTGATCTTTGAGGGTGTACAAACCACCCCCTTTCCCCCACTCGAAGTAATCAGCTCCGCTTGGTGGAACAACCTTTGTTCCGAACTTTCCTATATGGATCGTGCGCACTCCGTTGTTTTGAGTTATACGGAACTCCAGTTTGAAATTATCCTTGCTACATAGCGATTGCAACACCTGTAGGCAGTTCTGCCGTGAAAATGATATAGTGCGTGGCTCTGTGTCCGGGCAATTCGCTTCATCAAAAGCCCACAAGCCCGGATAATCACGGTTCATATTGTATATGATCACCTTGACGAAATCCCTAATGGAATAAGTAAGGTCAAAAGTCATGGAAGTAGATTTTCCGCTTTCGTCCGTATTCCTGTATTGGGCTTTCATCAGTTCATACATCACGCCATAGAATACTACATCATACTGGAAGTATCTATCCGTTTTCATTTCACGGGCTACACGTGTGCGGATAGTGTACTCTTCACCGCCCACTATGATTTTATCGCCTTTCTCGAAGTCCAGCAATTCAGTGGAGATAATAGACAACTGTATGTTATCATCCCCCATCAGAGATATGTTCTGCGTTGCCGATTTTATCGTACAGAACGGATCTCTGCTGAATAGCTGGATAGTGCCGCCTTTGCGCTTGATTACTTCAATTTCTCCCATATCACGATCGCATTAGTGGAAAATTCCTCTATATCCTCAATCACACCGCTAACAATAATGTCGTATTCCCCGGCTTCGGTATAAGTGTGTTCCAAAGCTACATCCGTCCCATGCACATTGAATGTGTGGCTTCCATCACCCCAATACACATTAAGGAACTTCGTGCTGGTAACGGTTATTGTAGCCTTGCTGTTGGCATTTCCGATATGGCGCAATACTTTTTTCACTGGCTCACATTCTACCAGCTTCAAAGAGAATGTGCCAACCATCAGATCGTTGTTGTATGTTCCCCAAGTCTTTTCCACATCAACCTCATCAGGCACATACACCTCATACACCAGAGGCTTTGCCTTACCGTCATACTCGCATTTCAAGCGTACCGTACCCTCTTTGTCGAATTGTTCCATGAAGAGATTTACCCAGTTTACAAACTCCGATCGGCTGGAAGCCTCTATAAAGCAATCAAGCGTGATCGTGCGCTCCTTGTATCGTGGTCGTTTCAAGTCAATAACCTTTCCGTGGTAGTTATCCCAATCCACTTCCAGACTTTCTTTCCTTTCCAACCTACCCAGAAGCCCGGAAGAAGCGGAAACATAAACGCCAAAGTCTTTAGTGTTCTTTCCGTCTATGTAGTATTCCACATCGGTATTTGCCTGCATCTTCATTACCTCCGTGGCAGACTTAGCCACATTGAACAAACGCAACTCATCAATGAGTGACTTTGTACCGTTAAGGCTCTCATCATTCAGTGATAGACCTTTCGGAGTGCCGGATATGGTATCTTTGAAGATCCGGCTTGTGTTCTGGTACACCTCGAATGTGTTGCCGGACTTCACAAAGGCAAAGAAATACCAGTTGTTAGGCATTACGCTTACCCATTGCTCCAGATAGTTATCCACTCCGTCAAAGTTCAGAAGCCAGCCCAGCTTGTTTGTTGTCGGGTACACATAGCAACACAGCGTGAAATCTCCGCTTAGGGGTATAGCCTTGTCCGTCTGGCACTCACCAGCACCATTCATAGACAAAGATTTACCGCTCTTCGCTATTTTGGAGAATGTAGCACCGTCAGAAAGCGTTGCATCAGCCCTGCTTAATGAATAATCGTATGCCTTGCTGCCGTCCGGATCGTCAAAAGGCAAGTAGAGGATTAAATTATTGTCTATCATATCAATAAGTATTTTTGTTTTTGAATATAACTTTGGCATAAGCACCGTTGTAGTTCACCTTAGAATTTCCATATCTGTACACAAGAACCTTTGCCCGTGTCCCTATCACAACCAGATTCAGTACCGCATCATCGAACACATCTATAGTCACGCAAGCATATCCATAGATCGTAACAGAAGCCGTGGAAGTATGCCGTATAACCACACGGGAAACCGTGTAGCCATCGTAAACGAGCTTCGCATTGCAATTACCGTTCAGAATCGCATCCGGGGCATTGCGTTTCTCAAAAATGTCATCCACGTATGCACCGTAAGGCTCACATTTCCCTTTGAAGTACATACGCAAGAAATCCAGTGTCGGGAAATCGTTTTTCACGCAAAAGTCTATGCCCCGCATATAAAGTTGCACAAGCCTTTCCATGCTTACACCCGGCTTCAATTTGTCCTGCCAAGCCTGACACAGCCCTTTTGCTATCCCGTCATTCTTCAATTGTTCTACCAATTCCATATTACATCAATTTTGTTTTCACAAAAATACGAATAAATGTGTTCATTAGACACATATTGCATTGCATTTCAACAAATTCAACCAAAATATTTGGAGAAAATTATATTTAGGCTTACTTTTGTTCCCGTGCTACATATCAAATCAGGTAGGTTGTTCAGCCTGCCAACATATCGGTTAGGCATTTTTTATGTCTATATGTGTCGTAAGACTATTCCGATATACGGCTTTCATACCCCCGTGTGGTGTCGTTAATGCGCCCACTGCCTGATTTGGTGTAGCACAACGGGAAAGGTGAAAGCCGTTTTTCATTTTCCCACCAACAGACTTTATAAGTTATGTGCAAACCAAATCAAGAAAGTCTGGAAGTGAAGCAAAGTAGCAACCAGACAGGGACAGTCCACCAAACGGACTATTGCAAGGAAATTGAGGAATCCATACAGGCTGCACTCAATTTGCAAAAGCGCATTTGCGATCTCTTTGAAATGCCGTTCATTGCCGATCTGTTTAACAATGAAATTCGAAGAACGGAGCAATGCACAATTGAGATTCTGGAAGATCTTGCCCCTATCATGGGGTATGCTGTTATCAACGCTAAAAGGGATGCTCAAAATGGATAACAGCAAGACATTTATCTACGAGGGTAGCCCCGTCACATTCCAGATAGGAGAGGCTACAATGGTTAACGCTACGGAAATGGCTAAGCCTTTCGGAAAGCAACCCGTGTTTTGGCTCAATAACCAATACACTAAAGGCTTTTTGAAAGAATTAGCCGAACTTAGAAATTTAAGTTCGGCTGATTTAGTGAGAGTTATAAAGGGTGGAAACGATAAAAACGCACAAGGCACATGGCTTCACGAAGATGTTGCGTTAGAGTTCGCCCGTTGGCTCAGTCCCCAATTCGCCATTTGGTGCAACGATCGTATTAAAGAGTTGATGAAGTACGGAGTAACAGCCACGCCCCAGACCATAGACAGCGTGCTTGCCGACCCGGACAATGCGATACGGCTTCTTACGGCACTGAAAGAGGAACGCAAGGCACTGAAAGCCGCCAACAGGCAGATTGCCGTGCTTGAAGATCAGAAGAAAGCCTACCATTCCGAAAACCGCCGCTTGCTGAAACTGAAAGACAGACAGGATGAAATCATGCGTGAGCAAGCCCCGCTGGTGGAGTATGCGCAAAACGTGCTTGACAGCTACGACACGTTTACTTCCACGCAGATAGCAAAGGAACTCGGCATGAGCGCACAAGCCCTGCACAAGTTCCTCAATGATGCCGGAGTGATGTTCAGGCACGGGAGCCAGTGGTTTCTGTATGCCAAGTACCAAGCCAAAGGGTATGTAAAGACACGGGAACACACCTATCAGCGCAAGGACGGGCGCACGGGATTGTTTCTTACGACCGTATGGACGGAAGCCGGACGGATGTTCGTGCGTAGAGTGGTGCAACTGAAACGCTCCATGACCAACCCGCCAGCGGAATAATCTGCCAATGGCAGAACATGAAGAAAGGCAGGGGAAGCGATTCCCTTGCCTTTGCTTTAACTGCTGGTGGTTGCGAATAATGCACGGGTGCAACGGTAAATGCCCGTGTCGGTCACAAAGATAGTGAATATTTCCACAAGAATTTGCTTAGGCGGAAATAAATGCCTATTTTTGCAATACCATAAAGCCTTGATGCCGATAGGCTTCAAATAATTATCGGACAGAACTGTCTCCCACGTTTGGCGCAAGCCTTACCCCAGTATTCGGGAGCTTCCGAAAGGAAGTGGTGGCAGTCGGATCTCCTCTTCACCCCGGCATTTGTCGGGGTGTCGTATTTTATAGCTCGAACACTTCATTTTCCCTACCCGTAAAGAAATACATGACCTTGTACCCCATCTTTTTCAGCTTATAGAGTTTCGTGTGAATGGCTTCCGTCTCATTGTCGAACTGGAATATCACGATGTCAGCACCTTGTTCCCTAACCGCTTCTTTGGCATGGCGTTCTATGTTGTTCGCACTGGATAGCCTTTTCAAATCCGCCTTTGTCCCGTCTATGGTTATATCGGGTGAACTCACGCCCGGCACTTCTTCCAGCATCTCTATCTGATACCCCTTTTGAGCCAGCACCCGGCACATGGCAACCTCCTTGTCATACTTCGCCTTTTCGTTCTTGTTCCTTTTGGAGTTCTCGTAACGGGTGGAGTGGGCAACAAGGAAACCGCCCGTATCATAATACCACATCCGCCGCCACTGGCTCCCATACGAATTGTACTTCACTACGGGTACTTCCTTGTTGTCCCTCAAAAAGTAGGGCAATGTGCCTTTGGCTTTTGCAGCCCTTATGCGCTCATCGTTATTTTTCACCCACTCTGTAAACTGGCGTGGCACTTCCTTTACCTCATTCTCGCTGTTTTCAAGTGTTGCGTTCTCATCCTCCAGAAGCCGCTCCAACATCTTTTCTATTTCCTCATCCTTTGCCAGCACTGGCACTTGGTAACACCTACAGTTAGGATGCCAGCCAGTCCACTTGAATGTTTTCGGATAGATCCCTTTCAGATCATCGCAAATGTCATGTATGGGGTGATTGTTGCTCAACTTGATTTCAATTCCTACCACAAAATCCAGTTGCGCCCAACGGGTGTAGTCGGCAGTCCTGTAGGCAATGTTTGTTTCAGTCCGGGCAAGTCTTTGTGCGTTACGATATGAGGAACGGTAAACACCCTTTCCGGGGTGGTATTTCTTCGGGTTATCATCTATCCACTTGTAAGATTCAGTTGCCGTGTCGTACACCCTACGTTTCCACTTCCTGCCATATATGGGGTTTCCGTCCTCATCTTCTCCGATCTTCACACGAAAACGCCTGTACCACCTATCCGGGTCGTTCAGGTACTCTTTAATCTTGGTTGCAAGTCTGTTGGCTGGTATGCCCTCACCGATAGCAAGATCCAAAGTCTTTTCAAGCTCTTCTTTGTACATCCCTGTGTACTTCCAAACCTTTTGCGATAGGTTTAAGCCGTCCTTTGTCTTTCTGGCAAAGAAAGCATCCATAGCCTCCATGTTTCGGAGAAAGAACCGGGCAAAGTGCTTATCCTCTATAGAGTGTTCGCCAAACACACTTTTAACCAAACCATCATTGTTTTCATTGGATAAAAGCCACTCCTTTTCTACGCTGTTTCGGATCGTCTGGTAAGTCTGGCTGTACATATTGCGAAGTATGGGCGTAACATCTTCACTGTAGCCATACTCCGAAAAGGAAAATGGCTTACCATCTTCAAGCTCCGTGCCTTTCACAAGCTCAATGATTTTACCCAGTGAATCAAGATAGATCTTACGCACTTCGGCAGCATACCCCTCTGTGCGCTTGAACAACTCCTGCTGTAGCTTCTTTTCGTTTATGTACTTCGCCATACTGTTTTACCCTTTCTTTTGGAAATGTTCGCACCAGTCACTATCCAGAAACTTTGAATACTTGTGGAATGGGCATTTGCACAAAAACGGCTCACCTTTCCAGTTCAATTCATGGTAGCCGTATGAGTGCTTGCAATCCCTACAATGGTACTTCAATTCGGATCGTTTCAGTTTCTTTACCATCACTCACCCTCCCCAAATACATCAGTTCTGTTTAGTGCCATTTGTCGCTCCAGTGCTTCGGCTTGCTCCTTGTTTATTTGCTCGTATTCCTTTTGTGCATTCTTAACAAGGTAGGAAAGTTCCAGAGTGGACTGCAAAGAGAGTGCGCCAGCCCCGTACTGTTTCAGGACATCGGCAAGCATTTCGCTCACATCATCACCGAAAGGCTCTTGAAACTCGTGTGTCAGCTTCAATGCCTCATACTTGGATTTGTTCTTATAGTCAAGCACATTTCCCATGATCGAAAGCATGATACTTCCGTGCCTGTTCATGTAATCATCGTGGGTTTCCTTGCGTTTCTCTGCCTTGATAACAGCCAGAAGCATAACCTTTCGGATAGCCTTTGCGGAAAGGTTTCCCAGATTCTTCATGTTGTCAAAGTCAATGTTTGGCGTGAACGACTTGGAAAGAATGTGCTTATCCAGACGCTCATACTCGTTAGCCTTGCTCTGTGAGGCTTGATCCCATGTAAGATACTCTATTTTCCCACCGTCTTTGAGGATAAACAACTTAGCCTCATCCTCTGACTTTGGCAAAGAATTGAGGATTTCAGCCGTTGCCACCATAGCCGGGTTTGCAAAACGATCGTTCACATCTGCATCCGTGCTTTCCAATGATTCCGACCGCTCGATCATTGCTTGTACTCCTGCGTGTTCCACCTCTTGCTCAAACAGAAGCACTGGTATTTTACCAACAGGGTTTTGAAGCACCGCAACCTCCCATCCGATATTTCCACGCTTTGCCCGGTATATGGTATCGGCTGTGTAAATATCCACATGGTAAACAGTCCTATTCCCTGCCTCTGTAAGATAATACCCCCATGCAAATGCTGTGAGCCGCTTATATTGATCCTTGACGGTGTAAATATCATCGCCATTTTTCTTGCATAACACATTCAGCAAAAGCCGTGGGTTATCTTCTTTATCCCTATACACATGGTATAGTATAGCCGCTGTTCCCTCCGATCCAGCCGCTCTTTTGGCTTCTCGTACACGGGCATTGAAGTGTACTTCATCATTCAAATTTTTGTAATTCTCAAATGCTTCATCCGTACCCTCTGAAAGTTGCCCCCATTTTACAGGTCTTCCATACAGGAACACCAATGCGATCTCATTGATAAACGGCTGGTAAGGGATAGGTATTTTCCACCTCTTGCTCCAGCGCAAAAAGTTCCCGTTCTTATCATACACCGCACGATCCTTTCTTTCCATAATCTTATGGCTGCTTACCTCATAATCACGTAGATTCTTGGTTGCGGCAATGGAATGATCGTACATCATTGTTAAGGCTCTTGATACATCCTTTGCATCCAGAAGTTCCGCAAAGCTCTGTTGGTAGCCAACAGCCGCTTTCACTTGGTTTGTAAGTACATTGAATAATCCCATACTATTTTGAATTTACCCGGTTAAACCTAATCTTCGTTCTATATCGTCTGGTATCTCATACTCGTTGTAATCAAACCACGATCGCATGAGCATCATATCCCGCCAGTCCGGGGAACATCCCAAATCCTCTTTGATAGCCTCCTTTGGTTTCAGCTTCAAACTTCCGTCATCGTCAGGCTTCCATGTTTGCAGTTGTTCAAGTTCCCTCGCTATCTGCTCTTTGTCCGCTTGACTTACCAGATCCTCATTTATTCCCACATCAGAAGCGTTGATATGTTCCGCCAGTTTATAGCCGCATTGTGCTTGCAAGTTCTGGTAGTTCTCATCTTTCAAAGCACGGCTGTTGTTCACAAATCCCTGTATGTTGCAACTATCCACAACACCACCGCCCACACCGTCCTCATCCACAATACACCGATAGTTTGGTATTCGGTATTTCTTCTGGCATCGGATAATGTACGCCTGTATGTCTGTAGTCTTGCTTACCGGGAAACTCTTTAGGTCTATGATATTCCACCCATCCCATACGGCTATCCTCGCATAGTCAGCACCGAAACGGGCAATATCGCCAGTGAGGTAGTGAGTGCCTGTTTTCTTGGCTATCCTATTCCCAAATATCGCCATGATAGCATCATAGGAACAAAGGGAATTGGGGTTATCGTCATACTCCCAGTTACCCTTAAACAGACGCTCGAACTTCACTTTGTCAGAGGTCGTTTTCAATCCCTCTATGTAGTCAGGATCTATAAACGGATTCTCTTGCACAAGGCACGAAATGTAATACTTGTATTCTGGAAGTTTCCCTGTAGTGAAAGGCTTGTAGAACAAATCATACATCCAATTCTTCTTGGGGTTGCAAGTGATAAACAGTTTTCGCCTTAGTCCGTATTCCTCATTCTTGAAACGCCCAACACGGGTTTTAAGAGTATCATAAGCACCGAAGTTTACTTCTCCGCCCTCTTCAATCCAACCGCCCGTGAACTCAATAGATCCGTAACGCTCATACAAAGGATCACCCGGCTTGTATTGCAGATCCAGAAAGTCAATTCGTGATCCATTGTAAAACTCAATGTAGTTAAGGTTGGCATTGTATTTATACAGCGATTCATGCACACCGAAACGGGCGCACACTTGGTAGAATGTTATCAGTGTGGATTGGGTTATGCGCTTCAACTCCGCTCGCCCTATAAACCATTTTGTGCCGGGATAGCAAAGACACATGAAGATAAGCCATGCCGCACCAGTCCACGACTTAGCACCACCAGCCGCACCACCGTATAATATCTCAACGTGTTCAGTATCGGTAAGAATACGCAAAGCATCCGCCTGTTTGTCGTGCCTCTTCCCATCACGGCAAACAATGAAGTCGAAACAGCCACGCTTGAATAGCTCAACCTTGACTGCAAGACCAATCGGCACTATTATCGCTTTACTACTTCTTGCCATCTTTCTTCATTGCGATCTTTTCAGTCAGAGCATTGTATTGCAATAGCTCTTCCGTACTCAATGCGGATAGATCCACACTGTTTGTTGTCGTAACCTGTGCGTTCACATCACCCTCAATAGGCTGTGTTGCTTTGCCAAAGATCCTGTCAAAGATCATTTCAATAGTAAATGTCCTACCATAGCGAATGTCTGAATTGATAGCCGAAACAATGTTAAGCACCCAAATAGGGGTGTCTTTGTTCGGCTGTCCGTTCTTATCCTTGATAAGCCTTTCAAGTTCATTAGGGCTACGCTCCATTAGAAAGCGGATCACATTGAAGTAATCCTCTTTCTCCAGTTCATGCCCTACGCTTTGCCCAATCAACTTCTTTAGCTGCTTATATAGCTTGGGCTTCCTGCCTCTGTTGTGAGGCTGGTTGTCTTTGGTGAAGCGTGTAGCCTTTCCATATTCTCCTATGTCCTTATTCCCTACCATTAACCGATTATTAACCGTTTGAGCCGCTCAACAATTCCGCCCTCTTCTTCTCTGCCTCTTCGTATGTCTTTGCCACAATCAAACAATCCTCTTCCCTGTACTCTTTGCCCTCTTCATCCAGATATATAGCCTCAATGGTGGTATCTACATTCCCATATTCAGGTTCATATCCGTTAAAACTGGTAGTTACCTTGTAGCCTTTGGTAAGTACCGGAAAAGCCGCCTTTTCTGCATCTGTCACGATATAATTTTCAACTCCTACTTTCAGGCTGTCACTAACAAGGAATAGAGGCAACTGCCTAACTACCTCCTTGATCTTGTCATACAATGAGATCTCCACACTTTCGGATTCTGCACCTTGCGTGGAAACCTCAACATCGGAAAAACTATTCTGTTTACTGAAACTCATCTTAATCATAGTTATCTGTGTTTATTGAACACACTATAAAACCAAAAGAAAATCGGATATAATTTACCCGATTCCCTTTTCATTCGGTTATGTTAGGCTTTTTCTTGCGCTTGGTACTTCTTCCAATACCAATCTATCAAGTCATTGCCTTGCGCTTCCAGTTCCTCGTAAGCATCCTCTTCATCCAGAAGATCGTTTGCTTTGTCAATTACTCCCATGAGCACCCGTTGCTGCTCTTCGGTGGCACTATGCACCTCAATTTCTCCGTTGAGTTGCTGTTGGATCACCTCAATTTCCTTTTCTGTTAGTACAATCTTTTTCATTTTCAATATCTTTAGTCGTTACAAAATTACTCATAATTTGTATTTCTTGGCTATGTTCTTAACCGCTGTTGTGTATTTGTCGGACTTTCCATGTATGGCTTTCGTCACCGTTTCAGCCCAAAACTCACTAACATTTGTTGCGGCATACTTACCATAGCCGGACTTCTTTTTATCCTTACGCCATTGGGTGTATAGCTTGTTGATCTCCTTTCCTGCCGCCTTTTGTTTTGCACCCGTCATGTGTTGATTCCATGTTGCGTGTGCCAGTTCATGTGTCACTGTGTGCGCAATAGGCTTGTTTGTCTTGGTACTCCAGCCGCTTGCATATCCTTTTCTATGCGAAGCCTCAATAGCACTTTTTGACTGGTTGAAATGAGCCTTGTTAAGATACACCCCATCAGACTTCCCATTTACTGTTACGTGAACTCCGTATGTCCCTGCTGGCAAGTCTGCCAGTTTCACACTTCTTTGCCTCACGCCCATCACAGCATGGTATCTGGAAATAGCTTCTTTTGTCGCCTTGTACGCTGCTGGATCTTTCATGTTCACCAACGGCTCTGGCTTTGATATTTTACCCTTGAAAGTGGCATCGCCCGGCTGTAAGCCTCCACGTGTTCCGCTTGAATTTCTACCCATATTCGTTACTTCTTTTTTGCGTTTATAAAATCGGTTACATACAGTAGCCCATGTTTCCGGCAAAACGCTTTCACTTCCTCACCACCTCCATAAACAAGTAGGTTAGGCTTTTCAAGCCCGGAAATCTCCTGCGCTACTTGGAGATCCGATTTAAGGCTTTCCATCCACCCGTCCAGCCCTCGTGTGGCAAAAGCATTATATCCTTTCGGAATCCCCATTTTGTTGTACTCTATGAATTTGTGAGATACATTCAAATCAGCATACACCCTTATACCGCATTCTTGGAAGTAACGGGATAACCAACGCTTTTTGTAGATAAGCTGTAATCCCCATGCTATAGGTGTCTGGTCATGGCAGCTACAATTCGGCTCTACCACCGCTTTGCAGCCACTTGTGAGCAAGTTTATCGGATCTTTGAAAAGAGCCTCAAACCTGTAATCATCCACATAGAAATGATAGGTTACTACATCTTTCCTCAATCTACTGTTAGCACCCCACGGAGATAACGGTAACTCCAGTTTCCCGGCTTGCATTTCCAGAAGCAAGTTAGGGATCTCAAAAATGTTGTCGCTCTCATACAGCACATCTTTGAACATTGAGCGGTAAAAAGCCTCTTTGTCGTTCCCCTCATCGCTATCATCCTCTTGCTCATCATTCCGGGCATCATCTTCCGGCTCATCCTCTTCAACCGATTTCTTCTTTGACTTCTTCGGCTCTGTATCTTCCGGGATAGTAAGCCCCATAAAGTCAAAATCGGTGTCTTTCCAGACATCATCCACTTTCAGAGCATTAAAATCCCATTCCCCGTTATTGATATTATCCCGGATAATGATATTCTTCTCTTCATCTTCCGTCAGATCTGAATAAACGACTGTTGGAACTTCTTTCAGTTTCAATTTCTTTGCCGCTTTCAGCCGTTGGTTTCCTGCTATCACAACCAGTTTGCCAGTCCTGTCAGATAGCGTAATTGGTCGGTGCTTCCAGAACCCATAGATCTTGATACTATCCACCAGCCGATCCATATCGGCTTTCTTGATAGTTCTTGGATTGGTTTCCAGAAGCACCAATTCCGACAAAGGGCGATATGTTATCTCGCTACACTTCATCGTCAGCCTCCTTTTCTTCGTTTTCTTCCGCTTCCCCGGCATCGCTTACTGGAAGATTATCCAGATACTGATCCAGCCCGATAGACTTGCGGAAACGCTCTACAATGCGGCAAGGTATGATATAAATACGCTTCTTCATATAGAGAAAACGGCTATTGTCCGACACATCCACACCAACAGCATAGAACTTCCCACGGTAAGACAAAGGCAAAGGCAGCTTGTCATAAATAAACAAACGGTTTTCCTCAACCTTTGAAATGGTCGCTTTCCTGTTGTATTCGTTGTTCAGGTAAATGTACATCACATCACCTTGCTTCATGTTGTCGGCTGGCATCCACTTGTTTACGAAGTAGCCGCCAAAGAATGCAAACAGAACGATCACAAAGCCAACTATCAGGGCAATCAAAAATAAAACATCCATTATCTGCATAGCTTTCAATTTACTTGGTTAATGATACAAAGATATGAATTTATGTGTTTACTAAACACACTTTTAAGCATAAAAATAGCCTAATAACCGAAAACAAGCATAGCCGCATCCCTGCCATGCTCATTTGTCCGTTTGTCCCAACCTGTATAACGCTTGAATGTTTCCTGTTTCAACTTGGTTACATTCCTTTTCGGAGCAACCATTTCAAACGAAACGCCCAGATCTTTCAGGTAATCTTCCCAGATAGAGGCATCACGCTTCACAGATCCAACCCCTTGCAGCCTCTTCCGCTCTTCTTCTCTCGTCATTCTTTCAGTGCCGAACCAGTTTCTTTGCCTCGGATCTTCCACCCGGACACAAACCAGCTTTTCGCCAGTAGCCTTTTCTTGATCCGCATAGGCTTTCACTCGCTCCATAGCCTTATGGATAGGTAGGCTATCCACTTCCAATAGCCTACCTTTCTTGCTGTCCCATTCGGCATAACCTGTATTTGTTCCGGTATCTATGCCAATGTATATCATGCCTCTTCTTCTTGGTTGTTTGGTATCTCGTACAATATCACGCCTTTCATTTCCTTTGCATCCTTTCTTGGCTCAAACAGTTGCGCCATCAAAAGGTTATCAGGCAAAAACTTGTAGCGTATCTCCTTGATCAGCGGCAGACCTATAGGAACTTCGCTCATAATATGCAAAGTCCAAAGGCGGTTATCTTCCCGTCTTACGGTAACTATCGCAGACTTGTACAAGAAAGTGCCAGTCTTGTATTCTCCGTACTCATCGGAACACTCCACTTCCTTTTTTGCCGTTTCTTCCAGCATCTTAATGAATCCGGCATTAAGCCTTTTCTTACGTTTTGCCCAGTATTCCGGGTAAATCACTCTTGCATTCTTACTTTCGTCAGTTTTCATATCATTCTTGGTTTTTAATTGATACCCTTATAGACGCTTTAGTTTCTACATCAACTAAGTATTGCGCATACATATCTCCGTGTTCCTCTTGGAATCTGGCTTTATCGAAATTCTTTCGCTTAGACGGTGCAATGTAGGATATTCGTATTCTCTCATTTTCCGCTTTCTTTAGATCATGCGTCTGCATAAGTTCCAACATCTTATCCTGTATCTGCCTCTTCCGATCCTCCAGCCTTGCTATATCCGCATCCAGAGAAATATACTCATCCTGTAGTGCCAGAAGATCATCCGGCATCGGCTCAAATGTCTTTTCTTTCTTCTTTGCCATAATCAGACTTTGTAAGGTGAAACAATATCATAAATAGCCTTGCATATCTCAATATCATAGAGCGCATCATGCAAGCGGTTAGGATCTACATTAATGCCCAGAAACTTAGCAACCGTACCTTGCTTGAAATTCTCCATTTCCGCACGTTTTGCGGCAAGGTACGGAGTGGCAAGCACCATCACATCAATAGAATTGCTCCAGAACCACGAACCAAAATACTTATCTCCGTTCTGTAAGAACCATGCACGGAGAAACTGGTTATCAAATGAAGCGTTGTTGTACCCGGCAAGAAAGAACTTATCCTGCTTGTTGTACTTATCCACATACTTTGCCAGCATATCCACAAATTGCTTATACACTTCGCCCATAGGTGGGTAAGCCATTATTTGCTCCTTTGTCACTCCTGCCACATCCAGAGCCTCCTGTACTATGTCAGCTTTTGGATTGGGCTGTACATGGAGATCGAAACTTTCACGGATTTCACCGTCAATCACTACCATACCGCTTATCTGGTGAATGCCGTGCCTATTCACCAAAGTACCTGTAGTTTCTAAGTCAAAAAATAATGTTTTCATATAGAGTTTATTAAAATGGTAATCCATCATCAAACGGTCGGCAATCCCGAACCGTAAATTTGCTCATTTCAAAAGACTTCATCGAACAAAGCACATAAGCCTTTTTTCCTGTGCTTTCAGCAAGTCTTTTCGCTTCACGCTCCGCATCTTCGAGCGTTGGATGCTTGAAAGCCGGAGTATTTCCGCCCTCAACAAACACCATGAAAAAAGCGTTTTCTTTCTTCTCCATATCCTTATATCTTTTTATATTGTTTCATTGCTTGATATAGGCTTTGCTCCTTATCCAGAAGTGTAATCAGCCGATCCACATCAACCATCCTTTCCCCATCAAGATAAGCCCAGACACTACGCAACGCATCGGCAACAGCCTTTGCCTCCTTTGATTCTTTCAAGTGTGCCGTTACTTCTCTGTTTGTTGCAGTATCTCTTCCTTGCTCCTTTGCCGCCTTAACAGCATTTTGAGCCGCTTTCACTTGATCCGATTCTGTTTCATAGCTTGAAGCGATTTCCCGTGCCGCTGTAATGGATAACTCATTTCTCATTATCCGCTCTTGCAACTCCTTTGGCAAGTCCAGAAGAGAAAGGCACTTGCTTATATAAGCCGGGGATTTCTTGAATTTGTCCGCTATCTCAACCTGTGTATATCCGAACTCATCTTTGAAACGCTGGAACATCAAAGCACACTCATATTCAGTGAAACGCTTCCCCTCATTTCTCATCATCTGCTCTATGTACAGATCTTCACGGCTCATGGTTGGCGGTCGCTTCAACGCTTTCACAAAAGGAATATCCGCACCCTCTGAAATAGCCATCATGGTTGCACGGTATCTGCGTTCACCATCTACCAGCCTGTATTTCTCATCACCGTTTTCATCCTTGAAAGCAATCACGGTAAGGGGATTAAGCACACCTTTCGCCTTGATTTGTTCTTTCAATTCATCCAGATCAAAATCTCTACGGACATTGAAGCCATCTTCCACTACTATGTTTCGTGGATCAATCAGGAACACGTCCGTTTTCTTTGTTGCATTATTTTTCATTCTACTTACTGTTTTGTTGATAATACTTACATGGTTTCTTTCTTGCCGTTATCCGTTTTGCCAGCTTACAGCAATACATCTGTCCAACACTCGGATTACTCCAGAAGTGCTTACATTCGCTACAATGCCTGTTGTCACTCATCGCAATCAAAGTATTCTTTGTTATCATCCAGAAATTCTTCCAGCGCATCATCACAATACATACCCTCACAAACGCTATCTGGCAAATGATCTATATCACCTCTTCGCCACGGGCAATAAGCACATAACTCTTCACCCAGACTTTCTTTAAGTTCATCATTTCTATTCATATTTGCTACGGAATTTTCCACAGTTGCATTTGAAATGTGGCATAACGCCTTTAGGATCTTTGTACTTAGTACCGCCCTTTACTATTGAATGAGCCGTACAGCAATAGGCTTTATAGCCCTCTCTAATTGTTAATAGCTTCAAATAGGAGCAATTTTCACAAGTCTTTTCCATATCAATAGCCGAATATCATTCTAAATACATAGCTAACAGAGCCAGAGTAAACCTCATTACCCTTTGAAGCACGGATATGTTTGCCCAATCTGACAACCTTAAACCCACGCTCCTTAATGCGCTCAATCTTACGTTCCTTATCCATATCAAATCACCTTGAAAACATGAAACACAAGCGCACCACCGCACATTTGAATAGTACCTATGTATTCCAATCTGTCAGCGTCTTGAATTGTATGCCCTGTTCCGAATATGCGTATTGTAACTGCCATATCGTTTGGCATGGTTGGATTTACCATCGCCCAAATGAACGCTTTACCACTTTGCGTTTGTACTGTCAGTATCTTTGCCCCTGTAGGCAACAAAACAACCTGTTCGTCTTGTATCTCAATCGGATATTTATAAATCTTCTTCATATCGTTTAGTATCTAAATCCTGTAAAATGAATAACCACACCCTCAAACACATTATCCTTAGCAAAGAACCATGAAATGAAGTCCTCAACGCTCAAACCGTCATTCTTGGCTACCACTTCAATAGGTACTTTCTTATCATCAATCCAGATTTGAGGAACGGCATCGCTGCTGCCATAAGTCATTGTTATGTGTTGCAGTCCTATTTCCTCAAACCTTTCAAACTCCCTTTGTTCGGAGTTGTACGGTCTGCCAGTCCATTCCCTAACAGATAGGTATTTTCTGCCAGAGGAAATACCCTTGTAACGCTCATCCCATACACCTTTGGCATTGTGCCTTATCGTGTGGATCTTCGTGCCGCTTTTCAGCTTGCTTTCAAATTCTGTAGGCACTCCGGCTTTCGGGTGTGTTGCCGGAAATTTCTTACAGAGAGTTACTATCACTTTCTTCTTTTCCATGTCTAAATATGTTTATTGAACACACTTATTGAAACAAATTAGGCATATTGGGTGCTAAGTTGGATAGCATATTATCCACCTTACGCTCCAGTTCCTTTGACTTTGCAAGGATCGCTTTATCTCTTGTCTTGAAATACTCCTTTTGGGCATTTCTCATTTCCTGTACAGTTTTTACAAATTCGTCCATCATTTCAGTTTTATGTATTTACCCGGTATATTTGACTTCTCCAGAGCTTCGGCATTGCTTTCTCCAAATGCAATAAGAACGCTTCCACATCCCGGACTATCGCCCTGTGTTCCATCTGGTCTGTAAAACTTGATCCTACCCCTCACAAACAGAATCGCACTTGCATTGGGGAAAATTAGATCTTGGAACATCTTGCTATCACACCTGTTGAAAAGCAATGCTATGCCGTTATTGTTAGCCACCATCTTCTCCACAAAACGCTCAATAAGAGGTCGTGAATAAGGAGGATTTAGCCATACTCTTACCCCCCCCCACGAGGTTTTTAATCCGTCCTCTTGTGGCGTTATATGCCTTTTGGCGGTATTCCACAATCGGTTTGCCGGGGAACACGGATCGAGGTCAAATTCACCGAGTGAATCAATAATCCATTTCGGGGTGTACCATTCATCCGTTGTATTGGCGCATCTTTCAAAACTTGTATTCATACTCAATACTTTTTCCCGTGTTTGACTTCTCTACTTTCGTTGTACAGCATCTTTTGTTCTATGTGCCATTTGAGATTTATTTTCAAGATCTCCGACAATCTTCTTATCTGGTGCAACGCATAATTAATTTGCTCTTCTTGCGAATACCTGTAGTTCACCAGATCCTTAACTATGGCAAAGATGTTTTCCGTAAAAGTCTTGCGTGGAGTAACAACGTGCTGTATGCAGAATGTATTCAAATTCAGATTGTGCGCTCCGGCAAGATCCAGAAGCCGTATGGCGGCATCTGCCAACTCATCCTCTACGGTATCTTTCAAATGCGATTCAAACAATCCTTTGAAATCTTCACCAGACGCTAAATCATCTTCAAAAAGTTTCTTCATATCCTTGCCTGCGTAATCACCTTTTCGATCCGCTTCTACGGCTTCCATAAGCTCACTTATAACCAGACAAAGGAAATGTTGGTCACTTGGGCTGTTTTCCCAAAATCCGTGTCTTACGGAATTGGCATGGGCTTTCTCCCTTAGTTTGTTCCACTCAATCATATTCATCTTCTGTAACTATTCTGTTTGTAATGCAGTCTTTCAAACATTTCTTCCATCCTGTCAGCAATACGCAATCCGTACCGCTCTCCAAACTCTTCATCCGCTAAGTTTGAAGTGGCAATAGTGAACAACTGTCTATCATATCTCGCATATATCAACTCTGTTACTGGCGAAAATTCATTTCCCCAACTCTTCACACTTTCCGGCTCTGTACCCACATCGTCTATAAACAGAAGTTCTTTGTTTTTCAACCTTGAAAAGTAACTTGGATCGTCTAATACATACTTAGCCAGATTCAACGCTGAAACACGGTATATTTCCGTTCTTTCAGATGATATTGAACTTCCGCCGTAAAGAATGCCTATAAGATTGCATATCGCCTTTGCTAAAGTAGTCTTTCCAGAACCTACGCTTCCATAAAGCAACAGCCCTACTTTGTAATCGCCACAGAGCCATTTTGCAGCCTTACCTATCTTTTCCAGTGTACTATCATCGGGAATGTACTTGTTTCTTCTACGCTCCACTTCCGACTGATAACACATACGCAGCATTTCTTCTATCGTTTCTTGCGGAAAATTGGTGATCTTAAAGCGTGTCCCTGTAGCTGCCTGTCTTGCCAGTATCGCTTGAAGTCTTTCCGCTAATTGCTTTTCCATATCGTTGTATTTCTTCGTTATATCTATCTACTACCCAATTCAATATGGCTCTATAGTCAGACTTGTATTTCTTTCCTTTTGAGCCTTTGTAGTTGTCAAGTATTTCTATCATCCTCTTTGCCGATTCCTCTGAATACCGCCCGCATAGTGCAGCGTACTCATCCCTTGTAAGAGTGACAAATTCGGCATACTTGTACTTCTTCGCTTTCTCCGCTTTTGCCTGCTGTTCCGGGGTTAATGGCGGTGGGCTTTCTTCCGGGAATAAATCCGGCTGTTGTTCCCCTACAGTTCCCTGCTTGGGTTGCTCTTCCGGCTTCTGCATTGGTGGCTGTTGTACTGGTGAAACATCAAAAACCTTAGCCTTTGTTATATCACCACCTTTCTTGCCAGCTTCACGCCTCTTTTCCCTTATAGCCTCATCACGAACCATACGCCTACTAAATACAGCACCATCATCACGAACTCCGCACAAACCGTTTTCTATAAGCATATCAAGCCAGCTTTCACCTACGGAGCTTTCTTTCCCTAACAGCCTTAGTATTTCCTCATGCGTATAGATTTCGCCTGTAGGCTTTACCATCACGCCACGATCCGCACTTTCCCACATATAGCAAAGCATATCAATCCACAGCCCCTTAACATCAAGTGGCAGTGCTTTCAATACTGGATCACTCAACCAGTATTCAGTATCGAAAGGCATTGGATTTTTCTTCTTTCTTGCCATCGTGGAGCTTCTTTAAGGGTAGGGGATAAATCCCCCACCCGAAACACATTTAGATTTCCATGATTGCAATGCCTGGCGCAATGTCTTTGATCTTGGTAAGAACATCGTCAATGCAACTGTCACGGTAAGATTCCGTCAGTTCATTTGCGCCCGGAGAAACAAGCTGTAACAGCACTTCGCCATCTTTAAGGTAGTGATCAAATTCCACCTCAATAGGTGTTTTTGCAGTTCCTTTGAAGATAGCCACATTGATAGTGAAACTCTTCGGCAAGTTGCTTTCCACCTCTTGACGGTACACATCCGCCATAGAGCCGGACGGATCACGCTGCTTCTGGATCTCTGCCTTTGCCTTTGCTGTGAAGTTTTTGAGTGCAGAAACGAGTTTCATGCAATCCTCTTTGTCGGCAAACAGCACACGGTTAATGCGTAAGAACTGCCCCAACTTTGCCGGAATCCAGCCAGAACTGGCATCATTGATACCGAACTTTTCAAAGGCTTCTGAAAACTCAACCTTTCCAACGAAAGTGTTTTTCGTGTAGTAATCATCCTCATTCACGGTAAGGGTGATCGTCATTTTCTCACGATCCACTTTCACATTAGCCCGTTTCTGGTCTATCGTGCCAATACGCTTCTCCAGCCAGTCAAACGGAGTGGATATAACACCAGTAACACCTATCTTCTCCGGCTCTTTCGTTTCAAGCGGATTGGGTGATTTCGGTGCAGCACCCTCACGGTACACAATCTCAATAGGATTTTCGCCTGTGTAGTTCTCAATGTTTACGGTCAAGCCGTTTTCTTTTTCGTTTCTTTCCATCTTAGTAATTTTGAATAATTAAACATTAGTTATCTGTACCAGTCTTAGACATCTGTACTTTCATATTTTCCCGGATTCCTTGAAACATTGTACGCTGTCTTTCTTCCGGGCGCATATCACGCTCTTCAATCTTGTAGCCGTTAGGATCATACAAAGCCGTCTTGCCCTCATCGGCATCTAAGAACTGGTAACATTCACCAGTTACCCATTCTCCACCAGCCTTTAATTCTTCAAGAATCTTTTCCATTCTTTCAACAAGAGGCTTGATACGCCCTTTGTAATCCGCACGTATTTCTATCAATTTATTTTCCAGTTCCTTAATCTGTATTGAAACATTGGCAAACTCAATACGTTTCTCGTTTGTTTCGTTCGTGCTGAACTTTCTGGTATAGCTCTTCTCTACAATCTTATCACAACTATCCCGTAAGATTTGCTCCCTTTCCTCAATCGGGGTGTCCGCTAACATTACATCTTTCATCGCCATATCATTTTAAGTGTTCTGTTACTTTGAATCCATAAGCCAGATATTCAGCCCACAACTCAATGAATTGCCTACCGAAATATGCCGCTTTTTCCTCCGTTTCTTGGCACAAGCGGAAACCAATGTACGCACTCGAGTGCGAGGAACGACCATACGCAACCAGACAACCGAAGCCCGCACTCGCCCCAGTATACGCATCACCACCGAACAGAGCACCCAAAGTTGATTTACGATCCTCATCACTCATTTGCTTCACTTCGTCTTTTGTGTATAAGGCAAACCACGGATACCAATAGATTTCCTTTCCCTCAGCATCCGGCTTTGGCTGAAAACTCTTACCCCACAAAGCCCGGCTAATAATTTCCAGTTTCATTAAGGCGATTATGTGTTTAGGCATATTCTGCCGGAAATCGTAGTGATCTGGAAATTGTGCGCAAAGTGCCTTGTTCCTGTTTTCAGAAAGTATTGGGGATAGCCCCAACACATCACAGGCATCTTCGTAACTCTTGATAGTCTTGTAATCGTCAAGTGTAGGCTTTGCAGTTTCCAACACATCTTCGCCAAACAGCTTTTCAAAAGCATCTTTGACACAACCGCAAGCATTTTTGTAGGCGGCTTGCAATTTTTCCTTTTCAATTTGAATTTTCATCTTTCAATGTTTTTAGTTTTACAATCAGTTTCTTTGTTAATCTTATCGCATTATCCACTCTGGTACTTCGTCCGGGTGGAATGTTGTCAATCAGCACTGGTAGAAGTCGGATCAGTTCCGAAACTACATTGTTTGGTATTCTTTTCATTGCACTTCCAGTATTTATCAGGATCGGGTATTTCCACATTCAAAAACTCTCTTCCGTATTCCCGTAGCTTTTCGCAATATGTGGAGAATGTAAGCGTGTCCATCGTAGCGGTAGAGCCGGGGAAAGTCAATATCTCGCCTGTGTGCTTGTTTACCACTTTATCAGCGGTCATTTGAGCCTTAAAGAACTCATGCACTTGCTCCACGCTCACAAACTCATATCCGGCATCCAGAAGAGCATCTAACAGCATTGGGTAGATACATCCCCACAACCAGCCGTTTTGGTCGTTTGAACGTGGTTTTCTAACCCTTTTAGCCTCCAACCTATATAACCCATCCATTTGCTGTTTGAGCCATTCATACAGAGGTTTGAGGTTAAACAAACCATTCCTTTTCTCTACCAGAAGTTTTGCCATACCTAAATCCTATCAAGTTCTATTTCAAGTCCAGTATGTGCCGCATAAACCACCTTTCCTGTCTGCCTTTCTATCTCCGAAACAAAGTGCTTTTCATCACTATTGTTGTCGGATAAGTGAAGCAGGATAATGTTTGCAACATTGGTAAGGTCATTGGCGCATAAGAACCCTTTGCACGTATTTAGCTCCATGTGCGAAGTCATTAGGCGTTCACGCTGTGAGGGAAGTGTACGCCCGGCATTGATAGCTTCCACCAGCTTTGCATCAGAGTAGTTGCACTCAATCATAATTTGGTTTAATCCCGGAAAAACATACTCACACATACAACTATCCGTAAGGAACATTATACGCCCTGTTTCCGGGTGGTCTATCAGGTAGCCGACACAAGGCACATCGTGGCAAGCATCGAATGGCAACACCCTGAATTTTCCAAACTTGTAACCCTTTCCACGCTCAATACAATAGGCACGGCTTCCAGTGACACCCTTTGCAGTCCACACCTCTTCCAGTGCCAGCGTAGGAAATCCACTTTCCACCATTGCCTTAATGTATTTTGCATGATCGTTATGTTGGTGCGTGATCAAGCAGCCAGACACTTTGCGTATATTGAAGTTCAGAGCCTTTTTCACTTCAATGAATCTTACTCCGGCTTCAATGATAAGTGCCTCATCCCTGTTTTCAAGAATGTAGCAGTTACCCTGACTACTTGAACCTAACACTTTCAGAACCATATCACACTCCGTTAATAATCCGGCTCATTTGCCGCATTTGGATTAGCATTGCTTTCGGTCGCAACCTCTTCATAGGTTGCATCCGTCATATCCAATACCTGTTTATTGGCATTGTCCTGAATCATATTATCACGAACATCTGTATATTCGCCCTCAAAGTCGCTTACAATAGCATTCTGCATTTCGATAGACAAATAGCCATATTTGCTAAGCAAATTCCGTATAACTGTTTTTTTTGCCATCCCGTGAAAATTTCCCATCCACCCAACAGCACTACTATCAGATTCTACTGGCAAATTTGAAAGGCTTAGCAAGTGTTCTATTGTTGCCTTTTCGTCATTCTTCAACGCCTTAGAGTATCTTTTGGCGTGTGTAGCCATTTGTTCTGTTGTCATATACAAAGTCTTTGAGAATCCATTTAACAGCTCGAAGTAGCAGAAGTAACCGATCACCTTATCAGACTTCCTTTCGCCATCAAATGCTATCTCTCCAGTAAGCCTGTTCACCTTACGCAATTCCCCATCATAGACTACATCAGCATTGATTGTTCGGTACTGCCCGGATCTCAAAGCCAACTGAATAAGCCCTTTGTAGCCTATCTGGAAAGTAGGCTCATACACTTTAACCCACTTCTGCATAGCCTTACCGTCCCTGCCGATCTTAGGCTTTCCGTTCTCATCCAGATCATCAACTCTCTTGCTGTTGTTGAAAGGGATAATGAAAGCATATCCCAATGCCTTATTGATAGGCAAGTGCAATACAGCCGCTTTCAGAGCTTCCATAACAACCTGTTTTGGCTCGCATAGCTGTAACTTGGAATCACTATTGTACAAGTCAATCACAGAAGCCACGAAAGTAGAAGCATTCTTTTGCAAGGCGTTCTTGAACTGTTCCATCACAGAGGGCGCATTAAGCATCTGTTTCAACAGATCCACACCCTTTGTTTTCTTTGCGGCTACCGCTCCACTGTTTGCAGTAGTCACCGCTGTTGTTACCTGTGTCATTACTTTATTGTTTAATGGTTAATTCTTTATCATGGCTAACAACCAGATTTATAATCTGTGAAATGGTAGGTATGATCTCATTCACACGCTCCCTGTTATCAATGAAGATAGGTGCGGATATACCTTTCACCTTGCACATTGCATTGATAATATCCAGCCCGGCATTCAGCTTCTTAGCATCATTCAGATCTGGATAAGGAACGCCATCTATGGTACATACGCAAGTCAATTTCTCACCTCCATTAAGTTGCTCGTTCACGAATGAAAAAGATACAATCTGGAACATTCCATTAATGCGCTTCATCAATTCGTTATCTTTAGCCTTTTGGAAGTCAATCATCACAAACTCCGTTTTCTCCAGATCGGCAAGTGCTTGATTATTGGCAATACGCCTTTCTTCAAGTGTGGCTATTTCCTTTTCGGCACGTTCAATGGCTTCACGCTTTGCCAGCCTTTTAACCAGTTCTGAAATGGCACTATCAAGCACCTTAATACCGTCTTTGAGATCTGTAGTATCTACTG